TGCAAACGGAAGGGAACGGTTAATTATTATATTAATAACTAACATGCTAAAACTAAACACGACAACAAGAACCCTATGGGAAGCTTGGTTGAAGCGTTTAGAAGCAGGCCGTTCTTGGCAGCTCGTCGTAAAACGCGAGCGAGCCATGATCGGGGCACTCGTCCGAGTGTCCCGACTATGGCTAGGCGACTTAAACCGATCGTGGATATTATCTATCGTTTCGTTCGTGCGGTTCTGCCGGGTGTTGCGGAAACACCGGGGATCCAAGGGCTTAGCTATTTATCTGAAGACTTGCACCATCCTTCTTATGAAGGTAGTTGCAGGAGAACGGATAAAAGATCTATCACCTTATGGATGCCGGGTGGCCTGTACTGGGTCTGGGGTACCGAGGATCATTCCAAAGATCCATCGGCAAGGGGTCCTGGCTGGTGAACCACGGCTAATTAGATTCTGGATGACTTTATTCGGATTATACCGAGTACTGGACTTCCAGGTCTCTTTTTCCGTGTTAACCATCACTGCCCCCGCGCCAACTTTAAATCTCTCGGCTTACTCGTGGTTTATACCTTATTTCTTCTCAGATCTTGAGAAGATGGGGTGTAAATTCGAGTTCCCGGAATGGGAACCGTTAGAGTTAAAGAAGGCTGCTCCAGGGACCCAGACGGGGTCGAAACGGGATAAGGGAGGGGTTGGGGTAACCGAGCATGGGCAGAGAAGATTGATATGGATTCAAACTTCGATGTCCGTGCTCTTTGAGCAAGCGGTTCAGTTTTTCAACTTTCCGTCATTGCTTTCGGCGCTCGAGAGGGTTGGGAACCTTCTCGGGCCCGATGCCCTACCTCGTATGAAGACGTTTCGATCCCTAGTACGGGGAACACCTAACTTCCCTTGGCCCCTCGGTAAATTGGGGGTCAAGGAAGAACCAGGTAAGAAGCGAGTGTTTGCTATGGTCGACTGGTGGACGCAGACTCTACTCTATCCCTTGCATAGGGCTGTCTTTGGATCCCTGCGGTTTATCCCGCAGGACTCCACTTTCAATCAAATGCGGGGAGTTGAGAGGGCCTGCGCGGCAGTTCAAGGAGGATATGTTGCCTCCTTGGACCTGTCGGCGGCTACGGATCGACTACCCGTCGATCTGCAGTCTCTCCTCGTCGACTATATCAAGCCCGGTCTTGGATCTCCGTGGAAGGAGCTCCTGGTCGGGCGGGCCTACAGGGTCCCGAAGAAGTATTCCTCCGTGGCTTCTCAAGTCCACTACGCATGTGGACAGCCTATGGGGGCGTACTCCTCTTGGGCCATGTTGGCTCTCACCCACCATTTTCTGGTGCAGATGTCCGCACGACGATGCGGTATTACTGAGTGGTTCACAGGTTACTCCGTGCTGGGGGACGATGTGCTGATATGGGATCGGCACGTCGTTCACCAGTATCTCGAGCTTATGAAGGAGCTTGGTGTAGGAATCTCTATGCATAAGTCCCTTGTATCCAACAATGGGACTTTCGAATATGCAAAGAGATTCATCGCGCGAGGGGTTGACTGCTCTCCGCTTCCTCTTCGAGAGGCAGCGGCAGCAAGTTCATCTCTGGACGCGCTACTCATGCTCATTAGTAAGTTTCGGAGCAACTGGAGACCGGCGGACGTCCTTGCATTTCTCGGCAAGGGCTATAAGGTCAGAGGTTCTCTAAGCCGCCCATTGAGACGTCAGTCTCGGGTAGTTTCTAGAATACTCGTCTTTTTAGCCCAACCTGAGATAAGTGCAATTTCGTTTGCCTCCTGGTACCAATGGTTCGGAATGGTTGGTATAAACTCATTCCGTGTACTGCCTCTGAAAGATTTAGAGCTCAAGATGAATAATCTTCTTGAGTACTATACCGATCATGCGTACTCGGAGCATGCCCGTTGGATGCGTCCGACCAACTATGGTACGTTAGAGTTTATTCCACCGCTCGAACCGGCGGAGCCTGGTTCAGGCCTTGATGTGTCTGACAAAGAGTTGGTATCGCAACAGATCATGTATCTATTGTTACCTATCATAGGTGCCAAGATATATGACGCGGAGCAATTCCGACTGTCTCGACCTGAAGCTTTTAGCTTCTCCGAGACGTCAGATTTCGACAAGGCCTTCCAGGCTTTCTCGGATTACATTTCTCGTCTAGATAAGACGGAACGGTATATGCCGGATTTCTGCAAGATCAAACTTGAAGAAACGAAGCGTAGACCGGCTTCTTGGTGGATGAAGATTTGGGAATTCGGGAGTGGCTGGGAGACTCAATAATTTTTGTCTCTGGCTACTGACCCTCTCCATTCCAAGGGTTCTTCTATCGGGAGTTGTCCCCAGGAGGTTTTCGGAGGTTGGAGAGTCCGATAACCTTAAGCAAGTTGTCGGAGGCTTATATAAAAGCGGACTACCGGCTTGCTTTAGGGGTCTACATAGAGTCCTCTGTCCGTTTGTGTTGGTGAGGTAATGGCTTACCAGCAGACGAATACGTCTCTGTGCCCTCTAAAGTAGTTACCGTCTAGAAAGCTCAATAAACGAGCAGCTATAGTAGCTATGCTTAGGATTGATCCACGCTCACTAAGATTGGTACCTTAGTGATGTAGGTGTCGCCGAAGGGAGGAGCTTGATTAATTCAGGCGAATCCTAAGAATTTAACACGCAACTGAGCGCGCGGGACCGCAT